CTTATATATTTGTGACACCTCAGAAGATGAATAATTTCCACCGATTTTATTGAATACTCTAATATCTGTTACGTTAACCACTCCACCTATTGCTCCGATTTCTCTCATTAAATCCCCCACAAATAATGGGTCACCCATTTTACGTTTTTCAATTGCAAAGAAAGACGTTGCAGTTTGAATTGTTTGTTTGATGACATCTGTTGGGTTTTCATTTTTATCAATCATTAAATCAATATCTAATCCCAAATCAATAACTTGACCATTTGCAATTTCAATGTAATCATTTATCATTCTATATTCAGAAAGATAGTTTAATATATTATTTTTCAATGTGTTAGATATAACATCGGTTAAGTTACCTTTTTCGTCGTATGATAGTAATTTAACTCTAACTTTATTATCTTCTTCCATTACATTAACCTTAGCAGGTGCTCCATATGTAGATGGCATTGTTTCAATTAATGATTTATAGTCATTTAAAGTCACCGCCCTATTTTGTGCTGCAAAGTTATATGAAACCATATTTCTTATTTCTTCAATTGTTGGTTGGTCTGCACCACCAACTGCTGCAGTTACGTTAGTTACTCTTAGTGATTGTTCAACTTGTGAATTAATTGACGAATTAGGACCGTTTATACTAAAATCAACAGTATCTATACTTGATATGATATTAACTCCCAAATTAGAGTCTTTACCACCACCAATACGATATTTTACGAACAACGTAGTGTTTGCTTTAGGTATTGAGCCTAATGACATATTGTTTAAATAACTTGCTAAATTAACCTTTAAGTTTCCTGTTAAATAATTGTCTAAATTATCTAATGGGTCGACATTTCCTGAACCGAACGTTAATGAAAAATAACTTTCAGGTGTATATTCTGTGTAGAATTTACTATTAACTTTTAAATAAGTTCCCGCTTTGAAATTTTCTTTATCTGATACTGAAGTTGGGTCGGCGATGAAAACTTTATCTTGTATTAAAGATTTAACCTCATACCATTTAGTGGTTGACATGTTAAATTCAGATGACGTTGGATTTGTTCCAAAAGATGTTCCTTCTTTATGAATAACTCCGGTAACACCTAAAACATTTTGTTCAGGTAAATAAAGTTTTAAAAATGGTTTTTGGTCTAATTCACTTATAACTCTTCTATATATTCTTGTGACACCATTTACAACTGGTTCTCTTTTAGTAATTGTATATGAAACTAAAGTATTATTACCATCAAAATTAGGTATTTTCAATCTATTTGGTTCTCCTTTATCGTTAAATGGACTTGAGAAATCAATATCATTTATTGTTTCAAAAATTTGACCTCCTCCTGACACTTGTGCTCCTATTCTTAATAATCCCAAATATCTTTCATCTTCCTTATCACCTCTTACAGGTACATTTACTGAGAAATCACACAAAGCGACCGATGGTCTTGTACCCGGTATCTTAATTCCGTATGTTTTAGCAATGTGAAATAAAGATTGTCTTTGTTGTGCAAAGTCTAACATCGTTTCTTGCCAAACTCTGTCAATATGGAAGTGTAGGTTATCTGCAACCGCCGCGTTTAAATCTAACATTACAGAAAATATTGATGCATCGTTGGTATTTTTTACCAAATCAGGGTAATATTCTTTTGTTAGGTTTACTAATTCTTGTCTTAGTCCTGCAAAATCTCTTGTTGCATATGTTATTTTCTTAGCCATCTTAAATGTTTAATATTATAAAGTCCGAAGATGAAAATGCTCCGTTATTAACAGTATATTCAATTTTTACTACTGCTGTATATGGTTTAGTTGTATTATCTGAAACCCTAAATAATCTTTCATCTTCGTCTTGATTAAATGTTCTTGTTTGGTCCGGGTCATCCTCAGCAGACATTACGTCCAATTTTGTAATATCCAAATTGGGTATATATTTTTTAACAGAGTCTCTTATTTCTTCCTCTATTAAATTAAAAGTGACCATATCGTTTTGGTCAAAAATGTATTGATAAAGTCTAGTTCCAAAGTCAGGTAAAAAATAACGGCTACCTCTCTTTGTTAATAATAGATGTATTAAGTTACCTCTAACTTCTCTTTCAGGTGTGAGTGTCATTTTAAGATAATCACCCTGTAAACTGTCTCTAAATGGGAAATCTATTCCATATGTTACCGCCATGAATATAAATATAAACTAATCTAAAATGGTAATAAATAAAAAATCCAACCGAAGTTGGATTTAATATAGTGTCTTGATATTCACCTCCCATTATTTTTTAAGATCCACATCCCTCACATTCAAATGGGGAGTCGTTTGGTCTTTGTATTGTCATTTCTAATTCTGGTGTATTTTCACTTATTATTTGATTATTAGTAGGTGTGGTAGGAAATACTGCAGTTTGTTGTCCTGTGTTTTGTTCAACTACTTTAGGTGTTGACATATCGATACCTAAACCTTTTAACGCATCCGCAGCAGAACGTGTTCTCAAATAATACATACCTGTCTTCATTCCTGTTTTCCATCCAAATAGATGTGCCGCCAATAATTTAGGTTTGGTTGCATTATCAATGAATAAGTTCAATGATTGTGATTGGTCAATGAATACACTTCTATTTGCGGCCATCTGTAAAATTCTCTTTTGAGACATTTCCCAAACGGTTTTGTAAACCTCTTTTAATTCTGTTGGTATTTCAGGGATATTTTGTACTGAACCATTTTCCATGATTAGTTTATTTTTTATTCCATCATTCCAAATACCTAACTTAATTAATTCTTTTACTAAGTGTTTATTGATAACAATAAATTCACCACCTAAAGTTCTACGAGAATATAAGTTTGTTGTAAACGGTTCAAACGCTTCGTTGTTACCTAAAATTTGTGCGGTTGACGCTGTTGGCATTGGAGCGACTAGTAATGAATTTCTAACTCCGTATTTTACAACTTCTTTTCTTAATGACTTCCAATCCCATCTACCAGATAAATCTTTATCTGTTTTACCCCACATTTCATATTGGAAAATACCCTTTTCAATTGGTGATCCACCAATAGATTCGTATGGTCCTAATACCTTTGCTAAATCTTTAGAAGATGTTAACGCAGCAAAATAAATTGTTTCAAAGATATCTGTTTGTATTTTATCTGCCATTTCACTTTCGAATGGAAGACCTAACAAACATAATACATCAGCTAAACCTTGAACACCTAAACCAACAGGACGATGTTTGAAATTTGAACGTTTTGTTTCTTCGGTTGGATAAAAATTAAAATTGATTACGTTGTTCAAGTTTTTTACAACTTGGTAGGTATACTCGTACAGTAATTCATAATTGAATTCTCCGTTCAAGATATACTTGGGTAATGCAATTGAAGCCAAATTACAAACAGCTTGTTCTGTTGGTGAAGAGTATTCAATAATTTCGGTACATAAATTTGAAGATTTAATTGTACCTAAATTCTTTTGATTAGATTTATAATTAGCAGGGTCTTTATATAACATATAAGGAGTTCCTGTTTCAATTTGTGCCGTTAAAATGGCATCCATTAATTTCCTTGCCTTTATTACTTTTCTTGCTTTACCATCTTTTTCATATGATTCATATAAATTGGTAAAGTTTTTTTCTGTTGGTGAGTCGTACACATCAGATAAACCTGGTGCCTCATCTGGTGAAAATAATGACCAATCTCCATCTTGTTCAACTCGTTGCATAAACAAATCGGGTGTCCACATTGCTAAAAATAAATCTCTCGCTCTCATTTCTTCCTTACCTGTATTTTTTCTTAAATCAATAAACTCAAATACATCGGCGTGCCATGGTTCAAGATATATTGCAAAAGAACCTTTACGTTTACCTCCTTGATTAATCCAACGAGCAACTTCATTATATGTTTTCATCATTGGTATTAAACCATCGGATTCTCCACCAGTTCCTTTGATATATGCACCTTTAGCTCTAACATCGTGAACGTGTAATCCAATACCACCAGCCCACTTAGAAATCTTTGCAACATCTTTTATTGTATCAAATAATCCATCGATATCGTCTCCTTTATTTCCAATTAAGAAACAAGATGACATTTGTGCCCGTTTTGTTCCTGCATTAAATAATGTTGGCGTTGCGTGTGTGTAAAAATGTTGTGATAAATCATCATAAATCCGTAATGCCATTTGTATATCTCCACCACAAATACCAACCGCAACTCTCATGTACATATATTGTGGTCTTTCAACAATACGTGAACCAATCTTTAAAAGATAAGAACGTTCTAATGTTTTAATTCCAAAATAATCAAATTCAAAATCTCTTTCTTGACGAATTGCACCATCAATTATTTCTTTATTGTCCATTACAAATTGATAGATATCATCATCAATTAATGAAGATTCTTTACTTGTTTTTGGTTCAATAAAAGAATGTAATTCTTTAATGCATAAAGAAAACTTCTTTGGTGTTGTCTTATGTAAATTTGAAACTGCCAATCTACCCGCTAACTTTGAATAGTCAGGGTGTGTTGTGGCCATCGCCGCTGCAGTTTCAGCCGCAAGTACATCTAATTCGGTTGTGGTAATACCATCATAAATTCCTTGTGTAACTTTCAATGTTACATATGTTGGGTCAATAAATTCCAAATTTAAATCACTACAAAATACACTAATTCTTCTTGTAATCTTGTCATATCTCATTTCCTCTAAGGAACCGTCTCTTTTTTTTACTTTCATTTTTTATTCTCTATTTTAAAAATCTAAATCACCAAATGCAGAATCTAAATCTTCTGACGCGTTATGTACCCCTGCTTTTTGATACTCCGCAACTCTTTTCTCAAAGAAATTTGTTTTACCTTGTATTGCAATGTTTTCCATAAAATCAAATGGGTTAGTTGTGTTGTATACTTTTGAACAACCTAATGCCATTAATAATCTATCCGTAACAAACTCGAGATATTGTGACATTAATTCAGAGTTCATACCAATTAGTCTAACCGGTAATGCTTCTAAAATAAATTCTTTTTCAATCTCTAATGCTCCACAAATAATCTCTCTAATTTTCTTTTCACTTAATTTCTTTTCAATATGATTATTGTAAAGGTGACAAGCAAAATCACAATGCATACCCTCATCTCTTGAGATTAACTCATTTGAAAATGTAAGTCCTGGCATTAATCCTCTTTTCTTTAACCAAAAAATCGAACAGAATGAACCAGAGAAGAAAATACCTTCAACCGCAGCAAACGCAATCAATCTTTCAGTAAACGAAGCGGAACTAATCCATTTAACCGCCCATTCCGCCTTTTTCATAATTGCAGGAATAGTATCAACCGCGTGGAATAAACGTAATTGCTCTTCTTTATCTTTAATGTAACTGTCAATTAATAATGAATACGTTTCACTATGGATATTTTCCATCATAATTTGAAAACCGTAAAACATTTTAGCTTCAGTATATTGTACTTCTTTTAAAAAATTTTCAGCAATATTTTCATTTACAATTCCGTCAGACGCAGCAAAAAATGCCAATACGTGTTTAACGAAATGTTGTTCATCAGGATTTAATTTATTTTCCCAATCAGTAATGTCTTGACCCAAGTCAATCTCTTCTGCCGTCCATATACAAGCTTGTTGTTGTTTATATTTTTTCCATAAGTCATTATGTTCAATAGGGAACAATACGAATCGATAAGGATTTTCGATTAAAATTTTCTCTTTCATGTTTTTATTTTATTTTTTAACTAATTCTTGTCTCTTTTTAAATGCTTCTGCGGCTCTATTAGCATTTACCTGTACTTTTTGTTCTTCGTGACCGAGTAATGTATTTTGACTATCTGTATCAATTACAAGATATTCATTGTCAAATTTACAATTTTGCCAAATGACACCATCTTGACCGATACGAGATTTAATTAACGTTAATGTTGCCAACTTATGTTCTTTTTGTTCTAATGTTTTACCAATAGATAAAATAACGTGAGCAATTTGTGCTTTCTTAATTGAACCACCCATTTGGTCCCCTGTTACAACTTCGGATGAAATTGATTCACGATTACCCTTTGTTG